TCGCTGATCCGCGCGTATGCGGACGGCTTGCCCGGCGGCCTGTGGTCGTTCCTGCTGGCCTCGAGCATTGCCGGCGGCCTGCATTTCTGGGTCCGCACCTGGTCGGGCAAGAGCCTGACGATGGAACTGGCCACCATCATGGCGGGCATCGGCGTGTGCAACCTGCTGGCCTGGCGGTCCGGCGCCGCGCAGCACGTATCCGCCGCGCTGGTCGGACTGCTGGCGGGAATGGTCGGACTGTTCGTGTCGAAAGCTGCGGTCGGGTGGCGGTTCCGGCGCGGGGCAAAGTGTCCCAGCGACGCGGAGGACCGGCCATGACCGCGCGGCTGTGGGGCATCATCGGTGGGCTGGTCGTGCTGCTGGCGATCGTGGGCGGCATCTACGGCAAGGGCCGGAGCGACGGCCGGGAGGCCGAGGGCAAGGAGGTCGCGGCTGCCGTGGCCAAGAAGGACGCCGCGCTGCAGCGTGCCGCCGCTGCCCTGCGCGTGTCGGCCGTCCGGTTCCGGGAGATCGACGCCGCGACCGCCGAGCGGATGCAGGCTGCCCGGGAGCAGCTGTTCCGGACCGAGGCTGCTGTGGCCGCCGCTGCATCGGAGCGTAACGATCTGTATCGCAAGCTGCGCGATATCAACGACGCCCGCGACGAGTCCCCGTGCGTGGGCATGCCTGTCGGAGTGCCACTGCGATGAACCGCACCCTGTCCCGTTCCACGTGGAGCCTGGCCGCTGTCCTGCTGCTGGCGGCCTGCCAGTCCGACGAAGGCCTGCAGGTGCCCGACCCCCCGAAGATCGTCCGGGTGGAGGTCGAGAAGCTGGTGGCCGTGCCCGAGGAACTGACCCGGGACTGCGGCGACGAGAAGCCGCGGGAGCAGTCCTATGGCGAGGCGCTGCGACTGGCCAATGCCCGAGGCGCGTACCTGGACGAATGCACCGCGCGCATGCGCAAGATCCGCGGCCTCGCGCCGTAACGAAGGGAGTTCCCCGTGAAACATTCATTCCTCGCAACGATCGCCTACGGCTTTATGGCCCTGGCGATGGTGTTCATGGCCAATCTGGCCGGCTGGATGGCCACGGGCGCCCTCGCCCACGCTGTCGGGGTGGCGCTGGCCATAGCGGCCACTGGCTTCGCCTACCTGGCGCAACACTACTTCACGACGGCCGCCTGCGCGCAGGAGTCGATCGAGGCGCGGCTATGGATGCGCTCGGGCGAGGATCCCCGCCCCGAGATGGCTGCAACTGCGTCCAAGCGGGGCGGAGGCTGGCAGGTGGCATCCGTCGCCTTCGCCACGTTCGCCGCCTGCATGTTCCTGCTGGGTGCGCTGTCGTGATCCGCCGCATCGCCACTGGCGCCACCATCGCCCTGTCCTGCCTGTACCTAGGACTGGCCGTCATCCCCGCCGAGATGGGCTTCGCTGTCGCCACCATCGGCACCATCGCTGGCTTCCAGATGGCCAGGCGTCCCGTAGAGGTGAGGTAATGGCCCCGCCGTCCATTTTCTCGCAGGAACTGGCCGACACCATTTGCGAGAGGCTTATGGATGGGGAGTCCCTGCGCGCTATCTGTGACAGCGAGGGAATGCCGCGCCGCACAACGGTCCTGCGCTGGCTGGCCGCCAATGAGGCCTTCCGTGCCCAGTACGCGCATGCGCGCGAGGAGCAGGCCGAGGCCCTGGCCGACGAGATCGTGGAGATCGCCGACGAGCAATGCACGATGGTGCGAGCCGCCAAGCACGGCGGCAGCAAGGCGGACGACGACGAGGATCTGGTCGAGGTGGTGTTCGATCCCACGGCCGTGGCGCGCAACAGGCTCCGCATGGACGCTCGAAAGTGGGTGGCGGCCAAGCTGAAACCCAAGAAGTACGGTGACCGCGTGGACGTGACGGCCTCGGTGACGCTGGAATCTCTGGTGTCGGCGAGCATGGGCAAGCCGGCCGAGGGCGGGGAATGACGGAGCGCAAGCGGTCCCAGGTGCAGGTGAAGGTCCGGCTGCCGGTGGGCGTGAAGGCGCAGCTGGACGCGCAGGCGAAGGCGGCCGGGGTGTCGCTGTCCACCATCATCCAGCTGGCGCTGGACCAGGCGCTGGGCCGCTGGAAGGCGCCGGCATGAAGCCTGTCGAACTGCCGTGGCCGCACCGCGACCTGCATCCGAATGCCCGGGTTCACTGGGGGATCCGCAGCCGGGTGGCCAAGTCCGCGAAGGCGACGGCGCACCTGCTGGCCCGGCAAGCTGGCTGGAACGGCGGCGCGCTGCCCGAGGGGCGGATCCACGTCTGGATCGACGCATACCCGCCGGACCGCCGGCGCCGGGACACTGACGGCATGCTGTCCTCCCTGAAATGGGCGCTGGACGGCCTGGCCGAGGCCTTGGGCGTGGATGACCGCCGGTTCGTGCCGCACCCCTTCCTGCACGATGAACCCGTGAAAGGCGGCATGGTCCGGGTCCAGATCAGGACTCTGGATCAAGAAAATGCCAAGTCCCTCGGGGGCGAGTCCTGAAATGGCCGAAATGCGCTGGCGCAGGGGCAATCCGCCGCGACCTGGTCGCTATGCGGTGACCCAGGGCGGGTGGCTGTGAGCGCGGCCGGCGCTATCGCGAAGTGGCGGGCCGATCCCGTCTCCTTCGTCCGGGACAACTTCCAGGTTGAGCCGGACCCGTGGCAGACCGACACCCTGTCCAGCTTGGGCGGCGATGCCAATCCGCGGCGCCGGCTGTGCATGAAGGCCTGCACCGGGCCGGGCAAGTCGGCCGTGCTGGCGTGGATCGGCTGGCACCGGCTGCTGTGCTTCGCGGCGAAGGGCGAGCATCCCAAGGGCGCCGCGCTGTCGGTGACCGCGGACAACCTGAAAGACAACCTCTGGGCGGAACTGGCGAAGTGGCAGGCGCGCTCGCCCCTGCTGTCGGCCGCCTTCAAGTGGACGAAGGAACGGATCTATGCCGTCGACCATCCGGAAACCTGGTTTCTATCGGCCCGGTCCTACGCGAAGGACGCCGACGCCGAGGCCATCGGCCGCGCGCTGTCGGGTCTGCATTCCCAGTTCCCGTTCGTGCTGCTGGACGAGACGGGCGAGATGCCGCTGGCCGTGGGCAAGACCGCGCAGCAGATATTCACCGGCAACCCGATCGATGCGCTGATCGCGCAGGCCGGCAACCCGACCAGCACGACCGGCCTGCTGTACGACAGCTGCACCGTGGGCCGGGCCAACTGGGTGGTGATCACCATCACGGCCGACCCGGACGACCCCAAGCGCACGCCGCGCGTGTCGACCGAGCATGCCCGGGAGATGATCGAGGCCTACGGCCGGGACAACCCGTGGGTGATGGCCACGATCCTGGGCCTGTTCCCGCCGTCCGGCCTGAATCAGCTACTGGGTCCGGATGACGTCGAGCGGGCCATGTCCCGCATCCCGACCGATGACGGGTGGCGCGCGCTGGCGCGGATCGTGGGCGTGGACGTGGCCAGGTTCGGCGACGACGAGTCGGTCATTGCCCGGCGCAACGGCCAGGTGATGCTCCCGCTCGAGGTGCGCCGCAACGTGGACAGCATCCAGGGCGCGGGCTGGGCAGCACAGGCGGCGGTCGACTTCTTCGCCGGTGCCGAGGGCCATCGCCAGGTGCTGCGGGCCAAGGCCGATCGGATCTTCGTCGACGATACCGGCGGCTGGGGCGCGGGCTGGATCGACCAGCTGCGCGTGCTGGGCCATCCGGTGACGGGCGTCGGGTTCGCCGGCAAGGCGGACGATCCGCGCTACTTCAACAAGCGCAGCGAGATGCATTTCCGGCTGGCGGACGCGATCAAGACCGGCGGCCTGTGCCTGCCCAAGGATCCGCACCTGGCCCGGGAACTGGTCGTTCCCCTGTACTACTACCAGGGCGACCGGATGCGGGTCGAGGAGAAAGACCAGATCAAGGCGCGGCTGGGCAAGTCCCCCGACCGTGCGGACGCCGCGGCGTTGACGTATGCTTTCCACGTCACGCCGGGTCCGCGCATCGAGGAACAGCCCATGTCCGTGCGCCACGCGCTCGAAAGCATGGTGGCCGACTCCTACGGGTCGGGCGCCGGCGAGCCATACAATCCGATGGGGTGATCCGCGATGTGTACCAGCAAGCCGAAGATGCCCGCACCTGTAGCATCCGCCCCGAGGGTGGAGCCGGTATCGATCGATGACGCGGCGGTGGAGGAGCGCGACCGGGAGCGGAAGCGCCAGCGCGCGCGGTTCGGCCGGCAGGCGACGATCCTGGTGGGCAACAGCGCGCCGGTGGCCGGGCCGGTCAAGACGGCGCTCGGATCGTGAGGGCCTTCACGCGGCACCCTCTCGCCGCGGCGATCCACGCCGTCCTGTATCCGGAGCCTGACCATGATCACTGTCACGTTGACGCCGATGCCGCGCAGCACGACGCGGAGCCAGTATCGGGACGCCCGGCGCTATGCCCGGACGATGGAGCGCGCGCTGTGTCAGATCGTGGCGGGTGCGATGCCGCACCTGTTGGCCGCCGCTGACGATGCGGTGCGATGGGGAAAGGGCGTTGTGAGCGTGGACGCCAGCGGCGTGCGCCGTATTCCTCCGGTTGTGAGCGAGGGAGCCTGACCCGTGGAAAAGTCGACCGCCGAGGCGAAACTGGCCGCTGCTGCTGGGGATGACCGGTTGAAGCTGCGGCAGTACGCCAGCCGGCGGCGGTCGCAGATGATCGCCAAGCGGGCGAACTGGATCCCGGACTGGCAGCAGGTGTGCGACTACATCGACCCGTCCCGCGGCCAGTTCGGCACGCGGGCTGCAGCCGGCACCGAAAAGCCCAAGTCCAAGCGCACGAAGATCATCGACAGCACGGCGACCGTGTGCGTCCGGACCGCGGCCGCTGGCCTGTCCTCGCACATGACCAGCAAGTCGCGGCCGTGGTTCAAGCTGACCACGCCCAGCCCCGAGGTGGGCAAGATCCATGCTGTGAAGGTCTGGCTGGACGACGTGACGCGGATTGTCACCGACACCCTGGCGCGTTCGAACTTCTACAAGGCCATGCCGTCGCTCTACACCGACGACCTGTGCTTTGGCCTGGCAGCGATGATGATCCTGCCCAACGACGACGAGGTGGTGACCTTCCATCCGCTGGAACCGGGCACCTTCGCCATCGCGCTCAACGACGCGGGCAAGGTCGACAGCCTGTGGCGCACGTACACCAAGACCGCTCGCCAGCTGGTGGAAAAGTACGGCGTCGACGGGCCTGGCGGCGAGAAGATCGCGGACGGTAGCAAGCTGCCCGATGCGGTGCAGAAGGCCTACAAGCAGAACCCGGACCAGGAGTTCAACGTCGAATCCCTGTTCGAGCCGAATCCCGACGCCCGCAGCGGCATGGGCCCGCTGCGCGTGCAGGCGGTGCAGCATCGGCCCTGGCGCGAGGTCGTCTGGATCGAGGGAACCGCGGCCGACCGGCACGGAATCATGGAGGTGGGCGGCCACTACGAGGCGCCGTTCGTCTGCATCCGGTTCAACCCGGTGGGCGATGCGGTGTATTCGACCGCACCGGCCATCGACGCGCTGGGCGACATCAAGTCCCTGCAGTACTGGCAGGGGCAGAAGATGCGCCTGCTGGACCTGCTGGCCGAGCCGCCGCTGTCCATCCCCGACAGCATGCGCAACCTGGGCGCCAGCGTGGCGCCGCGCGCGCGCAACTACCTGCCGCAGAGCCAAGTCGGGACGGAGATCGCCGCCACCTATTCGCCCGACCCCCGCGCGCTCATGGCCGCGAAGGAGGAGTGCGAGGAGATCCGCGACCGGCTGCGGCAAGCGTTCTTCTTCAACCTGTTCCTCATGCTCGAGTCGCTGGGCGACCAGACCGGCCGCACCGCGACCGAGATCGCCGAGCGCAAGGACGAAAAGGCGTCCGTGCTGGGGCCGACGCTCGAGATCGTGACCGACGAAGGCCTGGACCCGACCGTGGTCCGGGTGTACCGCTTGCTCGAGCGTGCCGGCCGGATCCCGCCGGCGCCCGAGGCGCTGGCCAACGAACCGGTGCGGATCGAATACACCTCCATCCTGGCGCAGGCCATGAAGGCGGCGGGCCTGTCGAGCATCGAGCGCACCGCGGCGTTCGTGACCAACATGGCGGCCGCGTACCCCGAGGCGCTGGACAACTTCGATCCGGATGCGGCGGTCGAGGACTACGCCGAGCGGGCGGGCGCTCCGGCGCGCATGCTGCGCGGCGAGGAGCAGCGGACCGAGATCCGCCAGGGCAGGGCGCAGCAGCAGCAGCAGCAGATGGCGCTGGCCGCGGCCAAGCCCGTCGCCGATGCGGCGCAGGCGGTCCAGACCCTCAACGAAGCGGTGCCGGTGCCCGGTAGCATGGGCGATCAGCTGGCGCAGCAGATGGCAGGAGGCGCGGCCGTATGACCCGGCGCCCGCACCCCGCCGACCGCGACGCGATCAACGCCGAGCGGCGCAGCGACGACCTGCAGGCCACGCTGGACGCCAAGCAGTGGCGCGCTGACGTGCAGGCGGTGATGCGAACGGACGCCGGCCGGCGTATGGTATGGGCATTCACCCAGGCCTGCGGGCTGGACGCGACCGCCTTCAACACGAACGCGATGGCGCAGTCCTACCGCAACGGGCAGCAGGACTCGGCCCGGTGGTGGCTGGACCAGATCAGGACGCACTGTCCGGAGCAAGAAGCCCGGATGCGCGTCGAGAACACGAAGCCGCGGCAGCCCGCCCCGGCAGATGGTGACGACGATGACAACTGACACGAGCACGGCCGCAGACCAGCAATCCAATCCTGGCAGCGGCGTGGATTCCACCAGTGCAGCGAAGCCGGACGGTGCCACTCCCCCCGTGGATGGGCAGGCGGAAGGTCAGGGCGAAGGTGGGGGTAAGACCGGCAGCGATGCCGGCGAGCAGGGCAAGACCGGCGAGGGCACCGAGGGCAAGACTGGCGACGGCCAGGCCAAGTCCGACGACGTTCCCCTGCAGGGCGCGCCCGAGGCGTATGCGGATTTCACCCTGCCCGAAGGCTACCAGCTGGACGGCGAGCGGAAAGACGCGGCGTTGGCACTGTTCCGTGACCTGGACCTGTCGCAGGCGGGCGCGCAGCGGGCTGTCGACCATTTCGTCAAGACGATGGGCGACGACGACGCGGCACGCACGCAGATGATGGCCGAAGCGGTGGCGAAGCAGCGCGACGACTGGGGTACGGCAGCCAAGGCGGAACTGGGCGACAAGTACGACGCGACGGTGGCGAAGGCCACCACGGCCGTGCGCGCGCTCGAGAATCCCGAACTGATCAAGGCATTCGATGAACTCGGCTGGGGGAATCACCCGCAGCTGATCAAGGCCTTTGCCTTCTTCGGCGAGATGATGGGCGACTCCAAGACGGACGGCATCGGGAATCCCGGTGCGGCCGCCAAGAAGCCCAATCCGTGGGAAGCCATGTATCCCGACATGAAGTAACAACCCCTTTCCCTGACACAAACCGGAGACACACACATGGCAGTCCTGCCGAATGGCCAGCCCACCCTGTTGGATGCGGCGGCCCTCACGACCGATTCCGGCGCCGCTGTTTCGGTGGCCGAAGTCCTGCACCAGACGAACCCCGGGTTCGACGACATCCCGATGGCCGAAGCCAACAGCACGACCGGGCACAAGGTCACCGCGCGCCAGAAGCTGCCGGAGTCCTACCTGCGCCGCATCAATCAGGGCATCAAGCCCTCGAAGTCCGGCTACGGCTCGATCCTCGAGGCGCCGGGCCTGTTCAACGCCCTGGGCCAGGTCGACGCCAAGCTGGTCGAACTCGCCGTCGACAAGGCGCGTTTCCGCTTCATGGAGAACAAGGGCCACATCGAGTCCCTGGGGCAGCGTTTCTTCCAGTCGCTGTTCTACGGCGACCCGAACGTGATCCCCGAGGACTTCATGGGCATCGCCCCGCGCTACGCCAGCCTCGCGGCCAGCGACCGCACGGCGGTGCAGATCATCGACGCGGGCGGCACCGGCGCGGACCTGACGTCCATCTACCTGGTGGGCTGGGGCGAGGGGTCCGTGATGGGCTTCTACCCGAAGGGCACGCAGGCGGGCATCAAGCACACCCCGCTGCCGCAGGCCATGATCGACGACGGCGCCGGTGGCAAGTATCTGGGCTACGAGGACTGGTTCGATCTCAACGCCGGGCTGGCCGTGCAGGACTACCGCAACATCGTCCGCATCGCCAACATCGACGTGTCGGACCTGCAGGCGGGCACCCCGCACGGCGGCATCTCGGCTGGCGCGAACCTGGTCAACCTCATGACCGTGGCGCTCGAGCAGCTGAACAACCCGGACGGACTGAACCCGGTGTTCTACGCGCCGCGGGTCATTTCGACGTATCTGCGCCTGCAGATCCAGAACAAGGCCAACGTCTGGCTGACCACGAAGGAAGTCGCGGGCAAGTCGGTGACGGCCTTCGACAACTTCACCGTGCGCCGGACCGACGCCATCGCCCTCAACGAAACCCGCGTGATCGCGTAAGCGATCGTCCGGACAGGAGAAACGACAATGTTGCTCGATCAGCATCTGGTGTTCTCGGACAACGTGGCCATCACGGCCGACGCGGTGTCCGACGTCATCGACCGCGGCGCCACTGCCCCGGTCACCGCCAACTTCGCCCCCGGCTTTGCCGGGCCTGGCTATCTGGTCGTGATGACCGGCACTGCCTTCACCGGCCTGACCTCGCTCGAGATCAAGCTGGCGTCGGACAGCACGGCCAACCTCGCCACGTCGCCGACCACGCACGCCTCGACCGGTGCGATCGCGCTGGCGGCCATGACCGCGAACAAAGTCCTGGCCGTCCTCCCGATCCCGCCCGGTGATTACGAGCGTTACGTCGGCCTGATCTACGACGTGACCGGCACCGGCACCGGCGGCACGATCCGGGCGTTCCTGACCACGAATCCGGGCTACTACCGGAAGATGGCCAGCAACAACCCGGTCGCGCACAGCGAGCCGTAACCGACCCAGGGTCCGGCCCTTCGGGGCCGGCTCCCTTTCCAGAGGAGTCAGACCGTGGCAAATGAACGAGTGAATCCGCGCACCGCGCGCACGCCGAACGGAGAGGGTCCGTATTACGTGCTGGTGGAAGGCGCTCCCAAGCATTACGTGGACGGCTATGGCCTGGTGCGCGGTGGCGCAGTGGTCACGCTCGCCCCGGGCGTCGATCCCGGCAAGTATTACGTCGAGATCACCGCCGAGGAGTACGCCAAGGCGGGCGCCGACGAGACGTTCGCGCAGGCGCTGGCGGCTGTCGCGAAGGCCAAGGCCAACGAGCGGCAGGCCGGCGATCGCGAGCGCAAGCGCGTGCTGGACCAGCAGGCGCTGTCCGATCGCAACGCCCAGGCCGAGGAAGCCGCGCGCAAGGAAGCGGCCGCGCTGCAGCAGGCGGCCGATGCCCAGCGCAAGGCCGACGAGGCGAGCGAGGCGGGCAAGCAGGCCGAGGACCGCGCGAAGGCGGCCGAGCAGGCACTGGAAGATGAGCGCCAGCGCCTGGCTGCGGCCGAGGCGGAACTGGCCAAGTACCGCGAGCGCGACGAGTCGCAGAAGCAGCAGGCCGCGTCGAAGTCGAAGTAAACCCGCCTCCCCGGCGGTTCGTGCAGTCGGGGCCGGCGTCTTGTCGGCCCCTTTTTTCAGGTGAGGCGCATGGCATCGCAGACCGAGATCATGAATCTGGCGCTGTTCAGGCTGGCGCAGTCGATCGGCATTCCGTCCCTCAACGACGACTCCAAGGCCGCGGACGTGATGCGGCAGCTGTGGCCGACCATGCGCGACGTGGCGCTGACCGACCGCGTGTGGCCGTGGGCGCTGCAGTCCAGGCCGCTGCAACTGGTGGCCGAGGAGGAACAACCAGGCTGGCGCTACCGCTACGCCTACCCGGCCGACTGCCTGACCGCCTATGCGGTCACCACGGCATCGGGCCTGCGCACTGCGGGCAAGCTGCAGCGGTTCGCGAGCGCGGACTACGTGGCCAGCGTGTGGGGGTCGGGCTGCTTCGACTTCGAGACAAGCCACGGCACCGAAACGACCACGATCAACACCAACGTGGAGGGCGCGCTGCTGGTGTACGCGGTCTGTGTCGAGGATGCGGGCAGGTATCCGCCGCAGTTCGTCAACGCGCTGGCCTGTCGCCTGGCGGCCGAGGCGGCGCCGCCGCTGATCGGCGAGGTCGGGCTGCAGAACAAAGTGCAGCTGCTGCAGGAATACCAGCTGGCGCTGACCCATGCCGGCGCGCACGCGCTCAATGAATCGGCGAGCCAGGAGTCCTACGTCACTCCCTCGATGGCGGCGCGGCTGTGAAGTTCTCCCAGCCCAGCCTGTCCGCCGGCGAACTCGCGCCAGGCATGCGCGGCCGGGTCGATATGGCCCGGTACTACATCGCTCTGGGACGCGCGCGCAACTTCATCACCAAGCCCACCGGTGGCGGCGTCAAGCGCCCGGGAACGTTCTTCCGTGGCTACGTGAAGTTCTCCAACAGACTGACGCGCCTACTCCCCTTCGTCTACTCGACGGAGGTCAAGTACATGGTGGAGATGGGCCACCAGTACATGCGGTTCTGGGTCAACGGTGCGCTGCTGACCAACAAGACGGTGCCGATCGCGGGCATCAGCAACCAGAATCCGGCCGTGGTGTTCGCGACTGCGCACGGGTTTTCCGATGGCGACCAGATCGTGATCCAAGGCGCGCGCGGCATGACCCGCGTCAACGGCCGCACCTTCACCGTCACCAACGCCGGGATCGACAACTTTCAGATCGCTGGGTTCGATTCGCAGCCCGACCTTCTCTATGACGGCGGCGGCACGGCCAGCCGGATCGTGGAGGTGGCCACGCCCTACACCGAGGCCATGCTGCGCGGCGTTCGCTTCACGCAGTCGGCGGACGTGCTGTTCCTGGTGCACGGGGACGTGCCGCCGCAGGAATTGCGCAGGACGGCGGCCAATGCGTTCCAGCTGCGCGCGTTCTCGTTCAAGCGCGGGCCGTTCCGCAGCTTCAACACCGACGAGGCCGCGATCATGGCGGCGAGCGCCGCGACCGGATCGACGACGATCACCACGAATGTGGATTTCTTCGCAGCGCAGGACGTCGGATCGCTGCTGTATCTCGAGGAAAAGGAACTGCGCGGCGTCAAGCCGTGGGCCTCGGGCGAGAAGAATGTGCCGGTGGGCGCGCTGCGTCGCGCTGACAGCAAGGTGTATCGCGTCGCCTCGGTGCCCAGCGCACTGGGGTCGATGGGCACGCCGTTCTACCTGACCGGCGGCACGCGGCCGATCCATGACGTGGGCCGGGCCTTCGATGGCCCGCAGGACGTGAAGGACGACGGGGTGAACAGCTATGCCGTGGGGGTGGAGTGGGAGTTCGTCCACAACACGTTCGGCCTGGTGCAGATCACCAGCTACGTCAACGCGCGCGAGGTCAGGGCGACGGTGATCGAGCGGATCCCGGACAGCATCGTGGGCAGCCTGCCGACGCCATCGAACACCTGGACGATGAGCGGCAACGGCAGCACGGTGCAGTTCGCCATCGCCGGGGCGACCAGCCATTCGTATCTGGACTATTCCGTCAGGATCAACAACGCGCCGGTGCAGTCGAATCCGTACTATGGCGGCGGGGGCGGCGTGAATGGCGGGGGCGGCGGCAGCGTCCGGCCCGGCGGCGAGTACGGCGGCTCAATCCAACTGGTATAGGTGACCCAATGGCGCAAGGCTGGACCATCGACGCAGCTGCGGACCAGATCCGGTTCCTCGAACCGCCTCCTGCGGGCACCAATAACATCGTGGTCACCGAACGGTCGTCCGGCGGCGCGGGCGGTACCGACGTGTTCGCCGCGGGCGCTTGGTCGGGCCGCTACGGCTACCCGCGCGAGGTGGAGTTCTTCGGGGACCGCCTGTGGTTCGCCAGCACTCGGTCGGATCCGCAGACGGTGTGGGCATCGAACATCGGCGATTACGCCAATTTTGGTCGCTCCTCGCCGATGGTCGATAGCGATGCGCTGGGCTACAGCATCAACGCCCGGCATGTGAACGTGATCAAGGAACTGGTGCCGCTGGACAACCTGCTGGCGATGACCACGGGTGGCGAGTTCAAGGCCACCGGCGGCTCGGACGAGGTGGTCAGCCCCAGCACAATCCAGATGAAGGCGCAGGGCAATGCCGGCATCGGCGACCTGCCGGCGTGCGTCATCGGAGATTCGGCGCTGTTCCTGCAGGAGGAGGGCCAGAAGCTGCGGGATCTGCGCTACCAGTTCGAGAAGGACGGGTTCCGCGGCAACGACATCAGCGTCTGGGCGGAACACCTGTTTTTCGGCCACGACTTCACCAGCTTGGAATACTGGAAAGCGCCGTGGCAAGTCGCGTGGCTGACACGCGACGATGGCGTGCGCCTGGGCTGCACGTACATGCCGGAGCAGGAGGTCATCGGCTGGCACTGGCACGACACGGACGGCCGCTACCTGGACACCTGCACCCTGCCAGGCCGCAAGGAATCGGAGTGCTTCTACCTGGTGGAGCGCGAGATCAACGGCGAGGTGGTGCAGTGCATCGAGCAGCAGGCGCCAACGCGGTTCGACAGCGAGGACGATCTGTTCTATGTCGACTGTGGGCTGACCTATGACGGGCGGAACACGACCGCCACGACGATGACGCTTTCCGGCCCGATCGGGTGGACGCGCGACGACGAAATTCAGGTCGCGGCCTCGGCGGACGTGTTCCGCGCTGCCGATGTGGGCGATGCCATCGCGGTATGGATCGACGTGCAGGAAGAACAGGAGGACGGCAGCTTCGCCACCAGGCGTTACCAGCGCCGGCTGTTCATCGAGTCGGTGCCCGGCCCGCGCGCGGCGGTGGCGATGGCAGACGGCACGATCGAGGAGCCGCTGCGCAACAAGGACCTGACCAACTGGACATTCCAGCGAGACACGATCAGCAGCCTGTGGCATCTAGAAGGCAAGACGGTGGCGGTCCTGCAGGATTCGGCTGTCACCGGGCCCTTCTTGGTGGAGAGCGGCCAAGTGCATCTGCTCGAGCCCGGCGGCGTGGTGCACATCGGGCTGCCGTATGCGGCCGAGGTCCATACCCTCGAACTCAACACCCCCGGCGGCGAGGGCATGCGCGACATGAACAAGCTCGCGCACAAGGTCAGCCTGCAGCTGCTAGGCACCCGAGGGGTGAAGATCGGCGGCGCGCGCGGCCCGCTGTATCCGGTGAAGGAGCGCAACGCCTCCATGCCCTTCGGCACGCCGCCCTACCTGAAAACGGGCGTGTACGACCAGGACATCCCGACCGAGTGGGGTCCGGATGCTGGCGTGATCCGCGTGGTGTCGGATGATCCGCTGCCGCTGGAAATCCTGTCGATCACGGTCCGGGCGGTGGCGTCGAATGCGCAGCACGGCGGGTCGACCCGGTGATGCGAGCGCGCATTGTGCCGGCAACCGCTGACCACGCCCGCGCACTGGCGGCCAATGCCCGCCCCGAGGACGTGCGCGAGTTCAAGGCGGTGAGCGGCAGCGACCCCCTGCCGGTGATGCTGCGGGGCATCGATTCGAGCGTGGAGCCGCTGGTGGCGCTGCACGACGGCGAGCCGGTCTGCATGTTCGGCGCGGCGCCGTGGTCGATCCTGGGCGGCATCGGGGCGGCGTGGATGGTGGGCAGCCAGGCGCTGGATCGCAGGCGGGTGCAGGCCGATCTGCTGCGCCTGTCGCCGCTGGTGGTGGACTACCTGCAGGACCAGTTCCCCGCACTGCTATACAATTTCGTGGACCAGCGCAACACGTCGGCGATCCGCTGGCTGCGGTGGCTGGGGTTCCAGTTCGGCGAGGAGCCGATCATCTACGGGATCGAGCGCCGACCGTTCCTGTTCTTCTACCGCAAGCGAGCGCCAGCCCATGTGTGAGCCGACCACGATCGCCTTGGTGACATCCGCCGCGCTGGCGGCCGGCTCCGCGTATGTCCAATACGACACGAACAAGCAGGCCGGCAAGGTCCAGGAGGCGATGGCCGAGAACAACGCCCGCCTGGCTGCCGACGATGCGGCCAACGCGATGGCGATGGGGGACCGCGAGTCCGAGCAGCAGGCATGGCGCACTCGCGCGATCCTCGGGCAGCAACGCGCGGCGGTGGCGGCCCGGGGCATCGACCCGACGATGGGCACGCCGCTGGAACTGCTGGGCGAAACGGCCATGTTCGGCGAGGTCGACCAGCAGACCATCCGCCTGAACGCCGCGCGCAACGCTTGGGGCTTCCGGGCGCAGGAGACGAACATCCGCAACCAGAGCGCACTGGACCGGTACACGACGAAGCAAAAGGGGAACGCCACGATCCTGTCCGGCCTGTCGAGCGTGGCGGGATCGGCGAGCAGCTTCTACGGGAGCCGGTGAGATGGCAGATATTATCCCCCGCGTCCGCGGTCCCGAGGTCCAGATCGAGCGCGGGCCGATCGTGCGCGCCGATGCGCGGCTGGACACGTCGGGCGGCAACGCGATGGCTGCGGCGCTGGGGCAGGCGTCCGGCGTGGTGGAGAAGTTCGCCGAACAGCAGCAGGAGATCAACGACACGACCGCGCTCATGGCGGCGCGTCGGCAGCTGTCGGACTGGGAGGGCCGGACGTTCGACCCGTCCAATCCTGACGGCGTGCAGAAGTTCCGCGGCAAGAACGCGCTGGGCGCCAATGACGCGCTGCTGCCCGACCTGGATCAGGTGGTGGGCAAGATCGAGGGCGAACTGACCGGCCGCCAGAAGCAGCGGTTTGCTGGCGTGGCGCTGCAGTTCCGCGAGAGCGTGCAGGGCCGGCTCAACGGGCACGCGGACCGCGAGTTCACCATGTTCCGGGAGGCCGAACAAAAGGCGGCCGTCGACAACTTGGGGCGGGACGCGGTGTCGGCGGGCCTGGCTGGCGACATGGACCGGCAGGAACTGGTGCTGGCGGAACTGGTGGGGATGAACCGTGCGCGCCGCGAAGCCGAGGGCATGGGCGAGCAGTTCATCGAGGCCGAGCAGGCGGGCATTGTGTCCGCGGTCAGCCGGCAGACGATCGAGGGGCTGGCCACGGCCGACCCATTCGCCGCGCAGGAACTGTTCGAGCGCCGGGTCGACATGCTCACGCCCGAGGACAGGCAGCAGGTGGAGAAGTCCCTGTTTCCGGTGATGGCCGATGCCGCGGCCGAGGCGGCGGTGGACGCCATCCTGGCCGGCGGTACGTTTGAGGCCGACGACCCGGGCACGGTGGATTCCCAGATCATCGCGCTGGAATCGGCCGGCAAGGCCGACGCCGAGAACCCGAATAGCACGGCCACCGGCGCCGGGCAGTTCCTCGAAAGCACATGGCTGGAAGTGGTGCAGCGGCACCGTCCGGAACTGGCGGAAGGGCGCGCGCGCGAGGAAGTGCTGGCGCTGCGCAGGGATCCGGCAGTGGCGGCCGAGATGGTCACGCGCTACCGCGAGGACAACGCGCGGCACCTGGCCCGCAACGGCGTGGCGCCCACTGCCACGAACCTGTACGCGGCGCACCATTTCGGCCCTGCCGGTGGCGTGCGCTTCGCCAAGCTGGACGATGGCGCGCCGATGACCGCCGTTCTATCCCCGAGCGAGATCGCCGCCAACCCCTACCTGCGGGGCAAGACGGTGGGCGATACAAAAGCCGACTGGCGCCGGCGTGGCTTGGCCAGTGGCGGGGATCCGGTCCAGGCTTCTGGCCCGCCGACCAGTGAGGCCGAGGCGCTGGACCGGATCCGGGCCGGCGTGCGCGATCCGCGGCTGCGCGCCACGATGATGGCCAAGGTCCGCGAGCGGTACGGCATCCAGGAGATGCGCGAGCGCGAGCAGACGAAGGCGCGCGACGAAGCCACGAACCTGGCCCTGTCCAATGGCGACCCGACCAAGCCGCTGCGCGAACTGATCGGCGCCGATGCGTATGCGCAATACGAGCGCGAGGGCAAGATCGACACGCTCGAGTCCATCCGGATGAAGCGCATTCAAGGCGGCTTCGTGCAGGATGACCCGGTGCTGGTGGAGGAGATCAGCCGTGAGGCGGTGACCAACCCGGCCGCCTTCGCCCGGCGCAACTTCGACGACCCGGATCTGCAGGCCAAGATGTCCACGTCAACCCTGGCCGAGTTCAAGAAGATGGCCGCGGACGGCGCAAAGGCTGAAACCCGTGCTGACTGGATGACCAGCGATCAGCGCGTGAGCCGCGCATTCACCTCGCTGGGGATCGACTCAATCGGCGACGCCGCCGGCCGCGGGTCGGAGAAAAAGAACGTCGAGCGCAAGACCGCGCGCGGCGAGTTCCGGATCGCCTATGCTGACGCCCGGCGGACGTGGATGCAGGCCAACCCGGGCAAGAAGCCGCCGCCCGAGGTCGAGGACAGCCTGTTGCAATCCACGATCCGCAATTTCGCCGAGCGCCAGAAGCAGGGGAGGACCGGGATGTATAGCAGCGCGCTGCGCTTCCAGGCGGACATCAGCCAGCCGGATCGGACGGCGGTCCGGAACGCCTATATCGCCAAGTACGGGGTGGCGCCGACCGACGCATGGGTGACGGCGTATTTCGCGCGCCGCGACATGGCGGCCACGAATGAATGACCTGCTGCGGGACTTCGATCGGGAGGCCGAGGCGGTCAATGAGCAATTCGCGCAGGCCGCGCGCGCCAGTGCGCTATCGGGCCAGAAGCGCAGCCCGGAGGCGGCCGCCCGCGCCAATCAACTGGCCGACAAGCAGGGCATGCCGTTCGGCGTGGTGGCCGACAACTTGGACGAGTACGAACAGCGCGACCGGCTGGACGAACTGTCCGAGGTGGGCCGGCGCAATCCGGCCCTCGGCGAGTTCCTGACCGACGACCGGCGCGCGGCGCTGGCGGCCGACGACATCGGCAACCTGGACAAGCTGTCGCAGGCGATCCGCGGAACGCTGCGCGCGGGGCAGGATTACGGCATTGGCAGCGCGTGGCGCACCTGGTCCGACCATGTATTCGACTGGGACAACATCGGCAGCGGCAAGACCGGCATGCGCGCCGCGCCGCAGGTCAGCTACATCGAGGAGGTCACGCGACACGCCATCTCCGGCTGGCACCGCGGCCAGGCGAACACGGGCCTGCTGCTGGGCCAGCTGGGCGTTGGCGACGACACGGCCACGGCGGTCAGCTTCGCCGATTCCGAGCGCCGGGCGCAGGCGGCCGAGCGATCGACCGAGGCGACCGATCAGCAGTTCGCGAACCTGCAGAAGGCCAACGAAACGGATTCCATCTGGGAGGCGCTGGGCTTGGTGGCGCGCAGTCCGCGGGCCGTCGGCGCGGTGACGGCGCAGTCGCTGGGCCTGGGTGCGCCTGGGCTGGCGGCGACGGCGGCCACGGGTGGCATGGGCCGGCTGGCCACGATGGGCGTTGCCGGCGCGTCCTCGGGCACGGTGGAGGCCGGGGCGACGATCTCGGAGGTGCTGCAGGACACCGGCATCGACATGACCAACCCGGCGTCCGTGGCCAATGCGCTGCGGAATCCGGCCCTCATGGCGAAGGCGCGCGACCGGGCGGCAAAGCGCGGCATCACGATCGGCCTGTTCGACGCGGTGACGGCCGGCATCGCCGGGCATTTCCTTCGGGGTATGTCGAGCGGTCGGGCCGCGGCGGGGGCCGGCGTCGCGAGGAGGACAGCCGAGGCGCTGGCGCGGGCGGCTGCCGAAGGGGCGACGCAAATTGCGGGCGGGTCCGCTGGCGAACTGGCCGCGCAGTTGGCGACCGGCGACGACCTGCAGCTGGGCGACATCATCGTGGAGGGCATCGCGGAACTGCCGTTCGCGGCGGTCGAGACGCGGGCGAACTACGTCAGCGCGCGCGAGCGCGGGCAGGTGCGATGGCTCAACGAACAGATGGGCATCGTCAGCAGGTCCGCGGAGGGCACGGCATCGCTGCAGGCGGCCACCGAGGCCGCGGCCGCCAGCAAGCTGGGAGAGCGCAGCGCGGCGGACCTGCAGGCGCTGGTGCAGGCCAGCGGCGGGGATGGCAACGTCTACATCAACGCGGACCAGGCCCGGGTTCTGTTCCAGTCCGAGCCGGCGCTGCTGGCGGAACTGGCCGGCGGCGACGAGGCGCTGGCCGAGCAGGTGGCGTCCGGCGACGTGGTGATCCCGATGGACCGCTACCTGGCGCACGCCTCGCGGCTGCCGCCGGAGATCACGCGGCACGCGCGCATGGAGCCGGACGCGCTGTCGGCGGTGGAACTGGAAGGCCTGGACGTGGAGGCGCTGGCGGCCGAGTTCGGCGGCGACACCAGCGATGCGGCCGATCGCGCGGCGCCGGGCCAGGTCGATGCCCGCCAGGCGGTGCAGGATGACGTCTATGGCCAGCTGATCGCCAGCGAGCGGTACACGCCCGCGGCAGCCGAGGCGCAGGCCAAGCTGTGGGCGGCGGCGTTCTCGCGCTTCGGGTCGATGTCCGGACAGGATCCGCTGGCGCTGTACCAGAAGTACATGGGCGGCATCCAGTGGGGCAGCCAGGCCTCGCCGCTGGTCACGCGCCGGTTTGCGGGGGATGCTCGGATGGACGCACTGCTCGAGTCGGTGCGCGCGTCGGACTACAACCCCGACCAGCGGCAGATGTTCGGCGAATCGCTGACCGCGTGGCTGCGCCGCAATGGCGGCGTGATCGACGAGGGCGGCGAACTGCGCGGCATGGACGCGAACCGCCAGCGCATCGGTCTGGTGAACAGCGCCGGCATGCCGCTGGACCGTGCGCGCGAACTGGCGGCCGAGGCCGGCTATCTGCCGGCGGACACCGGCGTGAATGAACTGCTGGAAGCGATCGACCGCGACCTGCGCGAGGGCAACGTGTTCTCGGAGCAGCAGGGCGACCGTGACCGGCAGTCCTTCGAGGCCGAGCGCCAGCAGATGCTGGACGCCATCGCCGACAACCCGACGCTTTCGGCGCTGTCGCCCGACGAGTTCCGGGCGCTGACCAATCAGCAGATCCTCGATGCGCTGTTTCCGGACACGATGGATCAGCCGGCATACCACGGCACACCGCACAACGTCGATCGCTTCTCACTGCAGAAGATAGGCACCGGTGAGGGGGCACAGGCATATGGCTGGGGGCTGTACTTCGCCAGCAAAAAGGAAGTTGCGCAGGCGTATCGTGAGAAGCTTTCGGGTTCGAGCCGAAACAGATTCCTGCTTGGGGATGCCGAGTTTTCGACGATTGGCGGCAGTCCTGAGTTCTCCGCGTTCGCAGCTGCGGCACGTGGTGCCGGGTTCAGCCATGAATCTGCGGTCCTTGCTTACAACACCCTGAAAGAAAACGGCGGCGACCTGGAGGCCGCGTCCGCTTCTCTTGGCTGGTCCGAAGCGCCCGCTGAATGGGACAACGAAGCCGCCAGCCTGTTGCGGGCGGTCGACTATAAGCCGGAGGGCGGGAACCTATACCAGGTCGAAGTCCCCGAAGATTCCGACATGCTGAACTGGGATTCGCGGATCAGCGAGCAGCCGCCCAAGGTGCGCGCTGCCATCGACGCGATCCTCGCCAGCGATGCGATCGACCCCGAAACTCGCGCCGAGTGGAACGCGAAGGCAGAGTCTGCGCGCACAGGAAAAGCCTTCTATACGCTGCTGGGCCAGTCCTTCAACGTCAACGGCGAGCAGGGCGCCAGCGAGATGTTGCTGCAACATGGCGTGCCAGGCCTGCGTTATCTGGATCAAGGCAGCCGAGGCGTTGGCGACGGATCGCACAATTACGTCGTCTGGGACGAGGCCGCGATCAGCGAGCCGACGACGCTGTTTCAGTCCGCCCTAGACCAGACCGAAAGCGCCGGCTTCCGCGCATGGTTCGGCGACAGCAAGGTGGTCGATGAAAATGGTGCGCCATTGCGCATGTACCACGGGACGAGTCGTTCCGGGTTCGACGTGTTCGACACCTATGCGTCGAACTACGGCCTCATGGGGCAGGGCGGCTATTTCACCGACAACCGAGACATCGCGAGCAGCTACACGAAGAAGGGGCGCGGCGGCACGCCGGGCGTGTACCAGGTCTTTCTTTCGATCCAAAATCCTATTGACATGGAGGCGGATGCAGACGTTTCGTCATGGGCGGCGCAGTTCGAGGGGATCGAGAACTACCACGAAGGCGGCACAAGCAATGAAAGCTGGTATCGGGCGGCAGAAGAAATGCTGACCGATCAGGAGCTGCCGGCGTGGGAAGGCGCTGAAATCATGCAGGACGGTCTGCGTGCGATGGGCTACGACGGCATCACGCACGTCGGCGGCGGTCGCGTAGATGCCGATGGCGTGCGGCACCGCGTATTCATCGTGTTCGAGCCGGATCAGGTGAAATCCGCCACGGGCAACGGCGGCGCCTTCGACCCGTCCAATCCGTCGATCCTGTATCAGGACGCGCTGCCCGACACCGCCACGACCGAGCAGTTGCGCGAGCGCATCGCGGAACTGGAAAAGGAACTGCGCACCGACGGGCTGACCGGCCTGCGCAACTGGCGCGCGTTCACCGAGGACGAAACGCTGGGCTGGTCGGAGGTAGCGTCCTTCGACCTGGACGGCTTGAAGCGGGTCAACGACACGTTTGGCCACGACGCGGGCGACGAGATGCTGCGCCAAGCGGCCGGCGTATTCTTGGCCGGTGAGCGGGACGGCGTGCGTTTCTATCGCAAGGGGGGTGACGAGTTCGCCATGCGCGCGCGTGATCCCGAGGTCGCGGCGGCGTTGGCGCAGGAGATCGTGGGCCGGCTCGAGTCGGTCGACGTGGAGTTCGTCTATCAGGGCGAACGGATCGAGTACCGCGGCATTGGAGCAGGCTATGGAATCGCGCAATCCTTCGAAGAAGCAGACCAGCGGCTCAATGCCGACAAGCAGCGACGCGAGGCCGCCGGACTCCGAGAGGCGCGCGCGGCAGATGGGGCGCCTCGACGCGCACGCCGAGTTTCCGACCGTGCCGAAGGGCGCGAAAGTGACCGTCGTGGTGCGCAACCGGTCGCCGATGCGCCGTCGCAAGACGGACGCCGAGGGTTCGTAGCCCGCGCGCGGCAGGCGATTCTCGGGCTGTTCCAGCAGCCGGACGCGCCGCGTGGCCAGATCCGGATATTCCCGGATCGTCGGATGGAGATCAGCCTGTTCGAGCGGGCTGACCGGTCGACGTTCCTGCACGAGTCGGGCCACTTCTTCCTCGAGGTGTTTCGCGACATCGCGCAGGCCGAGGGCGCGACCGACCAGGCGCGTGCCGACTTCGCTGCACTGCTGTCGTGGATGGGCGTGGAGTCCGGCGACCAGATCGGCCGGGAGCAGCATGAGCAGTTCGCGCGCGGCTTCGAGAAGTACCTGGGCACCGGGCAGGCGCCGTCGCCGGAACTGCGCGGCGTGTTCGGCCAGTTCAAGGCCTGGATTCTGGCGGTGTACCGCGATCTGCGCGCGCTCAACGTGGAACTGACCGACGACGTGCGCGGCGTGTTCGACCGCATGCTGGCCAGCGAGGAGGAGATCGAGGCGGCGCAGGTCCGGCAGGGGATGGAGCCGCTGTTCACCGCGCCGGCCGAGACGTCGGCGCTGGGGCTGACCGAGGCGCAGCTGGAAACCTATCGGGCGATGCTGACCGAGGCGACCGACGAGGCCACGGCCGACGCCTTCCGCAAGCTGCTGCAGGCCCATGAGCGCGAGCGCGCCCGCTGGTACAAGGAGGAAAAGGCCAAGGTCAGCGCGGAGGTGACGGCCGAGTACGAGGCCACGCCCGCGGTGCGCGCGCTGCGCATCCTGTCGGGGCGCAAGACGGTCGACGGCGTGGAGGTGCCGGATGGCCTGCGCGGCTTGAAGCTGGACAAGGCCGCGCTGGTGGCGCTGTACGGTGAGCCGTACCTGAAAAGGATCGGTCGGACGTATGCGGTCAGCGGCGGCCTGCATCCGAATGAGGCGGCCCGTGTCCTGGGGTTCGAGTCCGGCGAGGCGCTGGTGCTGGCGCTGGCGCAGGTGCCCGACACCTTGGCGCGCGTCGATGCCGAGGTGGAGACGCGCATGCGCGACCGCTACGGCGACCCGATGACGGACGGCACGCTGGCCGAGGTGGCGATGGATGCTGTCCACAACAGCCATCGGGTCCGGCTGCTGGAATGGGAGATGCAGACCCTGCAGGCGCTGGCGGCCGATCCCGAGGCGCAGCCCGGCCCGGCACCGCGGCGCGAGCAGGCGCCGAGGGAGCGCGCGGCGCCCACGCCCGAGGCAGTGGCGGCCAGGCGCGCGGCTGGCGCACGGCGCAGCTTGGAGATGCGGCAGATCGGGGAGGCGGCCAGGCGGCGCATGGCGGGCCGGACAGCGCGCCAGATCCGCCCCGGCGACTATCTCGCGGCAGAGCGGCGGGCGGCCAGGGAGGCGGCGCAGGCGGCCGCACGCGGCGATTTCGCGGCGGCGCTGCTGGCCAAGCGGCAGCAGGCGTTCAATGCGGCCATGTACCGGGCGGCACGGGATGCGCAGGACCGGTTCGAGAAGCACGCGCGGTATCTGCGCCGGTTCACTCATGGCAACGCGCGGGCGGCCGTGGGCAAGGCTGGGCACGACTACCTCGAGCAGGTCGACGCGCTGCTGGAAGGCCTCGAGGTCAAGCCGGTCAGCGGGCGCCAGGTGGAGCGCCGGCAGAGGCTGGCCGACTGGGTGGCCCGGCAGGAGGCCGAGGGCAACCCCATCAACGTGCCGGCGGCGCTGCTGGCCGACACCGGCCTGATCAACATCCGCGACATGACGGTGGCGGACCTGCAGGGCGTGGTGGACACCATCCGGCAGATCGAGCATCTGGCCCGGACGAAGAACAAGCTGCGGCTGGCGGGCCAGGAGCGCGATCGAGAGGAGATCGACGCGGAGATGGCCGCGAGCGTGGCCGAGTCCTTCGAGGCGCAGCCAGAGCGCACGGGCGACAAGACATGGCGCGAGACGGCGAAGCAGCGGCTGGGCAATCTGGACGTGCAGCGGCTGCTGCCGACCAACATCACGCGCGAACTGGACGGCTACCGCGAGGGCGGCGCCGTGTGGGCCAACATCATCCAGCCAATCCGTGATGCGATCTTCGGGAAGGTGATCCCCGAGACGAACAAGATGCAGGAGGCGGTCGCCTCGCTGTACGCCAAGCACTACACCGCGGCCGAGATCGGCAACCTGGACGCGATGGTGTTCCGGCCGGAGATCGGCGATTCCTGGTCCAAGGGCCGGATCCTGTCGCTGGGCATGAACTGGGGCAGCGACGGCAACGCCGAGGCGTTTTTGACGCAGGCGCATTCCCGGCTGACCGAGGAGCGGGCGGCCGCGCTGCTGGGCACGCTGGACTCGCGCGACTGGGCTTTCGTGCAGGACATGGTGGATCTTGTCAATTCCTATTGGCCGGAGATCGCCGAGACGCAACGCCGCCGCACCGGGCTGGTGCCGCCGAGGGTCGATGCCCGGCCCTTCACGATCTACGCCGCGGACGGGGTGCATGTGCAGGTGCGCGGCGGTTACTTCCCGCTGAAATACGATGCGGACCGCAGCGGCTACGGCGCGACCCAGCAGGAGATCGATGATATTTACAACGACCTGCGCGTGGGCCGGAGCGCGCGCGCGGCGACCAAGAACGGGCACACGATCGAGCGCGTCGGCAGCGGCGGCAAGACGGTGGCGCTGGGTCTGGACATCGCGTCGGCGCATATGCGGGACGTGATCCGCGACATCCACCTGGGCGATGCGGTGGCCTACGTTCACACGGTCCTGAAAGGCCATGCGTTCACCGAGGCGGTCATTGCCGCGGGCAAGCGCGAGCATCTGAATGCGCTGCAGCTGTGGCTGAAAGACGTCGCCGCCGGTGAGATGGGGCCGCGCAGCTTCATGGAATCGTCGGTTCGCTTCATCCGCCAGAACACCACGGCGGCGGTGCTGGCGTGGAAGGCGTCCTCGTCGCTGCTGCAGGTCACCGGCCTGATCCAGACCGCCAGCATCATCGGCAATCGCGCGATGCTGCGCGGCGTGGCCAGGCTCATGTCCAAGTCGTGGATCGGGCCTAACAGCATCTGGAACGACATGCGCCGCAACTCGGCGTATATGGACCAGCGGTTCGGGAAGATTCCGGATGCGGTGCAGGTGGTGGCCAACGCGCGCGACGGCAAGTTGAAAGCCGGGCACGCGGCCATGATCCGCTGGGGCTATATCCCGATGGCGCGCATGCAGATGATCGCGGACGGCGCGACCTGGCTGGCGGGCGAACTGGAAGGCCTGCGGCGTTTCGATGGAGACGTGGCCAAGGCTCGGGCCTACGCGGACGACCTGGTGATCCGGGCGCAGTCGGCGGACAATTTCATCGACAAGCCTGCAGTGCAGCGCGGCACGCTGGATGACAAGCATCGCCAATCGGAACTGGTGAAGTCGACGACCATGCTGCTGTCGTACATGATCGCCAAGGGCAACGTGGCGCGCGAGAAGTACCAGGCCACGAAGCTGACCAGCCCGCTGCAGGTGGCGAAGTTTACCGCCGACATGGTGCAGCTGTTCGCGCTGGAAACGATCATCATGGCGCTGCTGACCAACGGTCTGCCGGACGACGAGGACGACGACGGCGCGCTGGACGACTGGCTGGCCTACATCGGCAAGGAGGTGGCGTTCGGCTCCCTGGCGACCGTGCCCGTGCTGTCGCAGCTTGGGACCGAGGGCCGCGGCTACACCGCGCAGGGCGTGCTGGAACGCACCTACGGCACGCTGGACAATGCGACCGGGGCCTGGCTGGATGGGGAACTGAATTGGCGCGACGGCAAAACGGCGATCAGCCTGGCCGGCGTCGCGACCGGCATCCCGTCTTCGCAGATCAACCTGACCGCCGACGCGCTGTGGCGCGTGCGCGACGGCGAGGACGTGGCGCCCATCGAGTTCCTGATCCGCGCCGAGAAGCCGCGCGAATGACCTATCATCTAGCGAGTCGACCGAGGACAGATCCATGACCGTTTCAGCGAACAGCCGGCGCCGGGAATACGACTGGAACGGGGTTGCAACCGTGTTCGATGGCCCGATGGCCTTCGATGCCAGCCATATCGAAGGGTTCTACCGCACGGCCGATGGCGTCGTGACGCCGATTGCTGCCAGCAGCCTGACGATTTCTCGCCTGGGCCGTCCGGCAAGCCGGGTGGAGGTGTTCGGTCCGGCGATCCCAGTCGGCGCCCGCCTGATTCTGCTTCGGCAGATGCCCTACACGCAGGAGGTCGACATCGGCAACCTGGGGGCCTTTCATGCCAAGTCGGTGGAGGACGCCGACGACGCGCAGGTGATGCAGATCCAGCAGCTGGCCGATGGGGTATCACGTTCGTTCCGCCTGTCGGATACCGCGGCAACGGGCATCGACTTCACTCTGGACACGCCGACGCCAAGCGCGCTGATCGGCTGGGATCAGGACGGAAACCGGCTGGTTAGCTACTCGCCCGAGCAGTTCGTGACAACTGCGACCGCCGGCGTGCCGTTTGTCGTGAACGTGGCGGCGGGCCAGTCCGACGTCGATCTAGTCGGACTGAAAACTCCGTGGTCGCCGCAGGGCGTGTTCTACAACGGAATTTTTCAGGAGCCGACCGCGTACACGCGCACGGGCGCCGGGATCAAGTTCTTGGAGCCGCTGCCGGTGGCCGGCACTGTCGCGGTCGTCGCGGTGTTCGGTGGCCCGACCAACGTCACCGAGGCGGATATGCTCACGTACACGCCGGTGGCGCCGGGCGGCACGACCAGGCCGGTGCAGGAGGCGCTGGACGAGGTTCTTAGCGTCCGTGGCTTCGGGGCCACCGGCAACGGCGCTGCCGATGACAAGGAGGCGATCCGCAAGGCCGTAGCCGAGGTCACCCGGCTTGGCGGCGGCCGCGTATTCTTGCCGCGGGGAACCTACCGCGTGGGCGATGCGGCAGGCAGCCAGATCGTGGTCACCTCCAACACGATGATCTATGGCGAGCCGGGGACGGTTATTTACTTCGACGACAACCCCGCTGTGGCGGTCGATCCGAGTTCCACGAATCGCCTATTCTTCCTTAGCGACACCGTGGGCGTGACACTGCAGGGGATCGAGTTCGCCGGGTCTGTCTTGCAGTACGACAGCCCGACCGCGAACGCCAAGCAGTTGATCGGCGGGATGCGCAATAAGCGCGTGACCGTGCAGAACTGCACGTTCCGGAACCTGCGTCATATGGCGATCTCGTTGGGGGCAACCGAGGGCGCCGTGGTCAACGGAAATGTGTTTGAGAATTTGGGGCGCGATGCTGCGCGCTTCACTCATTCGCACAATGTCACGATCACCGGCAACGTGTTTCGCAACGTCAGCGACGACGCCGTGGCGCTGCACTCGCGCGATACCGGTTACACGATCCCCGTCCCCTCCGGCCATGTCGTGAGCGGTAACGTGTTCGAGAACAGCCAGGGCATCCGCGCGCTGGGCGCCAAGGGCCTGACCGTGAGCGGCAACACCTTCCGCCGGTGCTTCTCCCATGCGCTGCATGTGGAGCAGGGTTGGTCCGGAGCAGAAGGGAATACGCCGCAGTTCGCCATCAACGTGACCGGCAACACGATTCTGGATACGCTGCAGATCAACACGTCTGTGCTGACGCCGATCGGCATTATCTCCATCCAGAGCGCGGCACGCAGCGCGGGCGCGGAGACAAATGATCCGGGCGTTAATGCGATCCCCTACGCCTTCAATTACAACAACGAAACTGATGTCGGCGGGGTGAATCCAGGACTGGCCAACGTCTCGATAACCAACAACGTTATCGCGCGCACGCTCCCGTCCGTGGCTGCGTTCTCGACGTGGGGATACGGGCAGTTCTTCGACCATCGCAATGCGGGCAGCTTCTGGGCGGACCCGGCCATCGCCGACGCAAACTTCGGGCTGCACGCGATCTATATCGAGGGGCCGGCCGATGGGGTGCTGATCGCAAACAACAACATCAGCGGGCTGTCGCCGGACTTCCATGCCTTCCACTTCGACGTAAACGGATCGGCGAACGGGCTGGATCTCAACAATGTGGTAATTCAGGGCAACGTGGTTCGTGACTGCCCTGGCCATGCTGTGTTCGCGTCCTTCACTGGCACCGCTGGCGTCGCGCGCAACATGACGGTGCAGGGGAATACGTTCGATCTCGACCCGTTCTTTCGCCATTCCGGGCACGCTGCCGACAACACCTGGGCGAGCGGCGGGGCGGTTCGTGCCGTGACCAGCACGGCCGGCGTGGGCGTCGTTCTCACTGGCAACACCTGCAAGCACATGGGCCAGGTGTTCAGCGCGGGCGAGAATCCGGGCAGCTACTACGAGGGCAATTTCCTGTGGTCGCAGCCGACGGCGGCGGGCAACAATGCGGCGAACAAGGGAATCCGTGTGGTGGACGCCGCGCAGGTGAATGTCATCTATGACGGCGATCCGACCAGTGCCACCTTCGGGCAGATCACCACGTTCCCGGCATACGCCGGCTCTGCTGTGCCCTCCACGGGCTTCTATGTAGCGGGGCACGTCGTCAGGCGCACGACCCCTACCATTGCCGGCTCGGCCGCGTCGCGCTACGTGATCCACGGCTGGATCCGCATCACCACGGGGAGCGCGCATGTTGCCGGTACAGACTGGGCGGAACAGCGCACGCTCACTGGCACCTGATTTCCCTATCGAGTCAAATTTGAGGCCATTCCCATGCCACTGACCCGCCCCGACTACTATCAACTCGCAGGTGTGGAGAGCAACGTCGAACGCTCGACGCTGACCAATGCGGTGTACCAGCGCACCATCGTTGCCGAAATTCCGCTCTGGACGCCCGAGTCACAGTATTTGAAAAGTGTTGACGGCAACAACCCGTATCCTGGTGCGTTCGGCTTTGACGATGTGACAGGGGAACTGTTTGTCGTGCTGCAGGGCACGGTGGCCAAGGGTTCGGCGGTGTTCGTCTATGACATCGTGGAGGGGTCAAGGACCTGGCCGCTGAAAAGGGTTTTTTACCTGGGTTCGCCTGCGGGCGAAACGCTAGTTATCCGCTGGGTCGGCGGGCAACGCTATCTGTACTCGCTGAAATTCCCCAGCAAGCCGATTAGCGAAAGCAACGTTTTCCGCGTGAACATTACGACGCTGCCGGCGATGTACGGCACGGCCACCGGCCTGACGGACTATCCGGAGGTGCGGGGCCATTCGCAGATGGCTTTCGATGGCGATCGATTCATTGTGCAATCGCGCCGCATCTTCAAGGCGCAGGCGCAGCGCAACGTGTTCGATCTGTGGAATGACACCCTGACCACGAAGGTCGGCGAAGTGGACTTCAACTGGGCAGTCACCGGCAGGTTGGCGACGCCCTACAGCGAGCATTTCCAGAAAACGCAGGGCTTGGCCGTCCACAACGGGACGTATGTGTTTGGCGTCGGAGGCGACTACATCACCGGCTCGCACAACCCGGATGACGCCTACCTGCACCAGGGCATCGTTATCTGCGGCGCGGATGGCCGGCGCTTGGCCGAGGGCCTCTGTCGGCCAGACGAGTTTATCCGCATCCGGGATACCGATCCCAACGGGCTGTCCTACAGCGGGACGATGGTCGAGAACGAGGGCGTTGGCGTCTACAGGAACGAGTTGCATGCGTTGTGGGTATGCACCCATTCGCCTGCGGCAGAGACGCCCCCGCGGCTGGGGCAGGGCTTCATCATTACCCGCGAACTATCGCAGGACCGCGCGCGCATTGACTTCCGCCCGGCTGCGCGCGTGGTGCCGACCTGGGATCCGGAGCGGTTCGGGATCATCCTTCACCAGCCGGAGGCGGCGCCGCTGAACCCGATCACGGGCGAGTCGATGGACACGTTTGTGAAAATATGCACCTTCATGCGGGACGCCGGGGTGTCGCAGTTCCGGTTCTTGGGGGTAGGTAACATCACCGACCTTCTTGGAAACTCGATCGACTGCTTGGGCTGTTTCGTCGAGGTGTTGAACGGCAACGGTTCCACCTTCCTGATTACCCTCACGCACTTGTCGCCCGCCAAGTGTCGCAGCTTCTGGATCTACTCGAACATCACCAGTCAGTCGAACATGCCGGACACTCGCTACACCTAAGCGTCCGCGAATTCCTCGCTTGCCGCGCTCTCGGGCTTCGGCCAAGAGCGCGGGCAGGGGCCGTGATCCTTGGCCATCTCCCCGCAGAAGTAGACCGCCAGGGCGGCGGCCTCTCCCGGTTCCGCCCCGTGTTTCACCGCCTCGCGTGCGAATCGGTCCTGCCATTGGTCGCGTGTCATCGTGCCCCCGTAGAGATAGCGCCCCTCGCGGGGCGCTGTAGTGGTTAGAACAGGCCTTCCGGCTGGGCGACGGAGCGGATCAGCCACATGGCGCCCTGCTGCAGGTTGGTGCGCGCCAAGGCCAGCTGCCGCGGGTCCGCGCCGTGGACGCCCGCCTCGTCCAGCTTGGCCTCCACCTGCTTTCCCAGTTCCTTGATCGAATTTATCAGGTCGCTGGTCGCCTGATCGAATTTGCGATAACCCTG